TCAGGGACCGTGGAGGACCGATGATCGACAATCCGGACAACTTCCCCATCGACACGCGCAATGCGGCCCTGGCCCTGATCCGCCAGTACGGCCCAGACGCCCAGGTCATCGCCATGCTGCGCGCGGCCGAGTTCGCCGCCCTCGGCGATGTGGACGGTCTGGCGGCCTGGGACGACATTATCGCCTGCATCGAGGCCTATGACTCCCTTGGCCCAGTGGGCGGCGTCGTCCACTAGGCCGGCTCAACGGACAGGCGGCGGCGGCGTCAAAGCCTGCTGAGCCTCGTAGGTCTCGACGGCCAGGCGGCGGGCGGCGTCGCAGGCGACGATCTGCGCGCCTCGGGTCACATAACCGATCTCGAGATCGGAAAGGGTCGGCTGTGGCGGCAGCATGTGCAGAGCGCACGGCGCCCTCGCCTCAGCCGCCAGGGCCAGCCTCGGCGCAGCCACGGAGGTCGGGGGCGGCTTGGCACAACCGCCGATCAGCGTCGTGAAGCCGAGCAGCCCGCTCAGCACCCAGGGTTTCATGGCCGTCCTCCGTATTCAGGGCCTGAGGAATGAACGCGCTCACCACGGCCTGACCGCTGGCGCCCCGCGCCAGGGCCGCCGCCACGCGGGAGGCTGAGGCCCGCTCCCCCTCGGCCTCCAACCGGGCGACATCCCGTTCGCGTGTCAGGGCGGCGATCTCTGTCTGCCGGAGCTCCACGCCATCGCGCCGTCCGGCCAGGTAGAGAGACAGGGCCGAGACCGCCAGCGCGCCGGCCGCCGCCGCCGTCACAACGGCTCGGATCGTCATGAGCGCAGTCCCGGCGCGTAGCCCCTTCCCGGGCGCCAGGTCAGCACCTCGCGGCGCCACCGGCCGCCCAGGCCCAGATGAACCCAGGCCCCGGCCTCCTCAATCAGCTGATCGAAGGCGAGGTCGGAGGCCGCGATCGCCCGGCAGATCTCCAGCGGGGAGCCGAACCTCGGACAGATGAAATCGGCCGCTTCCCCCCGCATGTGCGCGCTGCTGGCCGACCCGCCAACCGCCCGATTGACCGCCGGTGAGCGATAGCCGCTGGTGATCAGCATCGGGGAGTCCCCGAGCAGGACCCGAACCTTTTCCAGGACCTGCGCTGTGGCGCGCAGGCGCGCCAGCACGTCCGGCGGCGGACGGTTGTCCAGTCCGCGCTGTTGCGTGGCGATCATCTCCTCCAGGGAGAAGTGCGCCGAAAGCCAGGTCGTCATGGCCGGCCTCCAAAGACTGTCGATGAAAAGGTGGGCTCAGTCGGGGTTCCGACGGCCGGCGGCGACCAGCTTGGCCCAGTCCGTGACCGTGGCGCCGGCCATATAGAGGGTCCCGAGCACCACATTGGCCCCGATCAGGGCCAGACCCAGCCACTTCAGGGCGATCGGATCGTCCAGCCGAAGGATGATGGCCGCCACCCCGGCGGAATTCGCCCCGCAGGCGGAATAGGTGAAAATCCTGCGATAAAGCCAGCGCACTTCGATGGGGGGCCGGGGCTCGCTCATGGGCTGCTCGCCGGCTTGAGGCCGAGGCCGGCCAGAAAGGCGATCAGCCCCGCCGCCAGCCAGGGCGCGCTCCGGGCCAGCCAGGTCCAGAAGTCGGCGGCGCCGACCACCCGGTCCCTCTGGCTCTCCAGGTGGTCGATCCGCCCCAGCGCCCCCTTCAGCTCGGCCCGCAGGCCTTCGACCAGCTTGCCCGCCTCCAGGGCCTCCAGACGCGCCAGCCGTTCGCGCACGTCATCCATCTTCGCCGCCAGGCCTTCCAGCCGGGCGGTCTGGGCCGCGACATTCTCCCCGATCTGCCGCAGGGCCACGATCTGGGCGTCGGCTAAGCTACCATTTCTCATACCCCCGTCGTGCGGGCTCACTTGAACATCCCTCGGACGGTGCTCGCGATGTCCGCGGCCTGGGCCAGGTTGTCGAGGAAGCTCGGCTTTTGGGTCGAGGTCCCCTTCGTGGTCGAGGTTCCTTCCGTCGTCGTGCCGCGGAACAGCTCCAGCGGCAGCTTCGAGAGAATGTCAGCCTGACTGTTCAGGGCGGTATAGGGCGCCAGGCGATAGGCCTGGTCCACCCCGCGCACCTGCGCCCCGACCGCCGCCTGGGTCGCCACATCCTCCCGGTCGCTGGAGGCCCGGGCGCCGGCCAGTCCCGCCAGGGCGCCCGCTGCCTGCAGGCGCAGGGCCGACGTCTGGGCGGACAGCTGGGCGTTCTGCGCCGAGGCCTGCTGGCGCCGCTCGGCGTCCTGGCTGGCGAGGCCCGCGCTGGTGCTGAACATGTCCCTGAGCAGACCGGAAATCTGCGTGTTACGCGCCCGGGCCAGCTCCCCCTCGGTGAGCGAGCGGGTCAGCGCCGCCCCGGAACCGCCAAACGCGCCTTGCCCCGCCAGGGCCAGGTCCTGTGTCGCCCGTGTCCGCCCGGCCTCGGCGTCGAAGTCCGCCGTCGCCGCATCGACCACCTGCCCACGATAGGGATTGTAGTAGGCCTCGATGCCATCCAGCACGCTGGCCGCCTGCATCTGCGGCGCTTCCGCAGCCGCGACGCCTCGGGTCCAGTCGGCCGCCTCGTCATAGGCGAAGCCGTAACGCCCCAACGCCGCCGCCCCCTGTGAGGCCTGCATCTCCCCCGCCGACAGGGGTGAGACCAGGCTGTACGGGTCAAGCCGGCCGAGCTGTCCCACCCGTTCGCTCACCCCCTGCACCTGATCGGCGACCCACAGCGGGTTGTTCGGCGTCACCGTCGCCCGCTCGGTAGTTGTGGAGGTGGAGGAAGATTTCCGCTTGCCCATCACAGGCTCCTTCTCAGATCCGCGCCATGGGGCTCGTAGCCGTGGGCGCGCAGCACCCGGGCCCAACCCGTCCGGCCTTCAATCGTGATCGCCTCGCAACCCAGGCCCCGCGCCCAGGCCTCGATCCCTGGCCGCAACGCCAGGACGCCGGCCAGCGCCCCACCGGCCAGCCAGATGTGCAGGCTGCGCCCCGTGGACGCCTCGACGCATTGGCTGACGACCGCTGCGCCCTCGCCGGCCCACAGCTGCGCCCGCCCGCTATGGATTTCGGCGCGCAACGCCGCCTCGTCGCCGTCCTCCGCCTGCAGCGCCGGCAGCAGCCAGTCGCGACAGGCCGCCCAGGTCTGCGGGGTCACGGCTGCGGCCTCAACGTCCGCCGGCGGGCGCGACATCGAAGACCGGCCGGCCAATGCGCCCCGCCGTCGGCGAGCCCTGTCCGCTCAGCCTGACCCGGAACAGCCGGCCGCTGGCCCGCAGATCCACCCGCGTCGCGCCCGGAGCCAGGGGATAGGGACCATGGGACCGGCTCTCCCCCTGCGGCTTCAGCCGGGTCTTCAGATGCAGGGCCGCGGCCCCCGCCTGCCTGGCCATGTCGGGCCACAGGCCACGGACCATCAGGGTCTGGTCCTCGCTCAGATACTGGTCGGCGCTTTCGATGAACCACGCGAAGGCTGCGCCATCGGCCGAGCGTCCACGCTCGTGCCAATAGACCCGCCCGTCCGGTGCGACCCCCACGGGATCCTGCTGCGGTCCGGCGTCCACAAAGGCCGAGCGCGCCATCAGTCCTTTGGACCAGGACCCATCCTGAAGGCTGAGCGCCAGATACCGACTGTTTTCGTTGCCGTCCCGGGCGTCGGGATAGTCGAACCGCACCTCGTCATAGAGGCTCACCGTGGCTGCGGTGATCTTGTCGCCCTGGGCGCTCGCCAGGTTCTGGGCCAGCTCGTCACGGATCGGACACGGGACGATCTGCACCGCTCCACCCGGGGCGTAGCTGCGGAACTGCAGGTCCGGCGCCAGCCAGACCGCCTGCGCGCCGGCGATGGCGAAGGCGTTGGGGCCGATCAGCCCACAATGCTCCCCCACCGGATCGAACCTCCAGGGCTGGTTCAACGCCCCGACGAAGCTCCCGACGAACAGCCGGTCGGAGGTCCAGACCAGGACGAACTGCCCGGACACACCGGCCCCGACAATGCGGCCGCCGCCGGACAGGACGTATTCCCGCGCCGTGGTGTCAGCCGCCGTGGTCCACGTCTCCGGCGCTCGGACGCCGCTGTGACGAATGCAGAGCGGATTGAAGACGCCGGAGACCTCTTCGCTGCAGCCCAGGGCGAAGATCTGGTCGGTATGCGAAACCAGCGACGCGGTGACCTGAGCCGGCGCATTGCTGAGCGGCGCGGCCGCCGTCTCGATGTCGTTGGCCCACACATACAGGGTCCCGCCCCGGGGGCTGGCGATCAGCCGCTCGCCGAAGGCCGAAAGGCTCCAGGTGCGGGGGAAGTAGTCCACCGTCGAGGGCGACGAATAGGCGCCCGTCGAATAGGCCCCCGTGCCATAGCCCTGCCCCCCTGTGCCGTCGATCGCCCCGGCGACGAAGGCCGTCAGAGGCGTGACCACCACGGCCGGACCGCCGCCGGTCGCGCTCGAGGCGGCCGCCGACAGGGCCTCATAGGTGAAGTGATCGGCGTCGATGACGGTGACCGACGCGCCGTCGACGTTGGGCGTGACTCCGCCCAGGTCCACCCCGCCAGACAGGTCGATCAGGTCCCCGTCCGTGAGACCGTGACTGGCCATGGTCACGCTCACCGTGGCCGCGCCCTCGGAGACCGACAGGGGGTTTGCGCTCAGGGTCCGCGCGGGCCGGGCCAAGGCCGGGGTGATGTCGTACAGGCCTCCGCCGGTCCAAAGCTGCAGAGCGTTGTGGGCGCCGAAGGCGACGTTCAGCACCGCGGCGTTGTCCGTCCAGGCGAACACCTTGCGGCAGACCCCGGCGAGCCGCTCGCTGGTCAGGCTCTCCCAGCCCCCGACGACCTGAGCCCGCCCGCGCCAGAACCGCACATTGGAGCCATCCGCCCACCGCCCGGCCGCCGCGAACGAGCTGTCATCCCCCACCAGCCCCGGCGGGATATCGAGAGGTATTCTCATCCGTCGCTCCGGCTAACTATCCAAGTGCTTCATGGAACCGCGCTCCCGAGGGCCGGTGTCCTGACGAGTGCATTCTGGAGGCTGCGCTTACCGAGAGAGCATGATGACGAGAACTCTGCCGGCACCACCGGCACCAGAGGTCATCTCTGCTCCACCGGAACCTCCTCCTGGCTGGGAAGCTGGCAAGCTATTGCCTGGGGCCCCTGCGTTAGAACCCTGGCCAGACGCCATCACCTCAAGGCCGAAATCTGAAAAGCCAGCACCTCCTCCACCGCCGCCACGCCCGGATTCTGGAGCGCCACCTGAACCGCCAAACTCCCCAGGTGCCCCTCGCTGGCCAGAGCCAGATATGCCATTGCCGCCTTGCCCTCCTTTGCGATTGACTTGCCCGCCGAAGCCCTCGCCCCCAAGGCCGCCTGGCGAAAGTGCAATGCCGCCCTGCCCCCCAGTTGCGCTCATCCGCAGCCCATTCACGGCAACCGTGGTGGTGTGGCCGGCCCGACCGTCGGCACTAGATTGGCCGCCGCCAGCTCCGACCTCGTAGGAGATCACGTCTCCCTGGGTCAGGCGGAAGACCCGATAGGCAGCCCCTCCCCCGCCGCCCCCGCCCGCATTGTGGACTCCAGGACCATAGCCACCCCCTGAGCCGCCGCCGCCGATCGCAAAAATCAAGGCGTCACAGTTGGTAGAAGCCGCAAGCATACCGGAGCCGGAATCGAATTGGTGAAGGCCCACGATGGCAGGCCGCCCCCTCCGCCGCCGGGGCCGCTCGCCCCTTGCGCCATGCGCCACCATCACGGCAACGGGGTGTATGAGCCGCCCGAGGCGCGGCAGACGATCCCGTCGGCGACCGTGACGCCGATGGCGAAGGACAGGCCCTCACCGGGATGCAGGAACAGCGGGTCGTCCTCGCTGGGGCTGAACGGAACCCGAGGGTTCGCCACGGTTCCGCTCGCCACCACATCGGGCAGCAGACTGCTGTCGATCAGCACATGCGTCGCGTCGACCGTCCGGTAAAGCTGGCAGTTCACCGCCGAGGTCGGATCGGCCCGCGCGATGGCGTAGATCCGCGTCAGCCGCATCCCCTGGGTGTTGTCCTCCGGCGGGATCAGCTCGACCACCTGGGTCGGCGTATCGAAATCGGTGTTGGCCGTCGTGGCGACGGCCGTATAGGCCACCGGGCTCTGGACGGCGATGTACTGGTTGGTGGCGATGGCGCTCATGGGCTCTCCTCAGCCGAAATAGGCCAGGGCCGCGGCCCGCCGGTCGGCGGCCTCAGCCCGTTGGATCTGATCTTGGGTGTAGTCCGAGAGGCTGGTGACGAACCGCCAGCCGGCCTCCTCGCCGTCCGTGGCCACCACCTTGCCGGCGGCGCCGATCTGCGCCGGCAGGGCGCCGGCGTTGTAGCTCCAGGCCACAGCCTCCACATAGGCCTTCAGGCTCAGGCCGCCGACGCCCAGGGCGAAGACGTCGCCGCCGTCGCAGGCCACCAGCGCCACATCCTGCGGATCAAGCGCCACCGTGGCGCCGGCCCCGGTGGTCAGGGTCACAGCGCCGCTGGCGCCGTTGCGGACCAGATAGACCTTGTTCGCCGCCGGCAGGGTCACCGTGGCCGGGCCCTGGCCGGAGAAGTCCAGCATGGCCCGCCTCGCCTCATCGTCCGAGGCGTTGGCGCTGGTCAGCACATGGTCGCCGTCGAGAACAATGGCGCTGCGCCCGGCGATGGCCTGGTCCAGCCGGTCGATCACCGCGTTCAGCCGCGGCGCGCCCCAGGTGTTCAGGTTCTCCCCGGCGGCCTGCATTTCCAGGCGCAGGGAGGGGGTGTAGGTCGAAGGCATCAGATCACGTCTCCCGTGTCTTGCCGCACCCAGGCGGCGCCGTCCGAGACGGCCAGGGTCGAAAGATCGGCCACCAGAACCACAGTCTGCGGCCAGGCGCTGGCCGGCGGCAACGCGGCCGCGGTGCAGGAAAACAGCGGCGTGGGCGCGCCCGGCGTCCGCAGGGCCCGGACAGCCTCGATGAGCTCCCCCAGCAAGGGCCGAAGCGCCGGGTCAACCTCTGCCCCAAGACTCAGCATGCCCGGATCTCCAGCGGCGGCAGTTCTGTGATCAGGCGCGCCAGACCGTGGCGCCGCGCGTCAGCGGCGCGCGCCTGGGCCAGCGCCATCTCGAACCGGGCGTTGAAGTGTCCCGCCATCTCCCCGTCCCTCAGATAGGGACAGGCCTCGGCCAGGGCGGCGAACAGATAGAGGTCAGGATGCTCGGCCAGAACGGCGTTGGTGGGCGAAGCCGCGCTCAGCGCCAGCCGTCCCAGCTGGCGAAGAATGAACCCCGTCTCGGCCGCGCAGGGCCGTTCGAACGCGATCTGGCCCCCGTGCAAGGTCCAGTAGTCGGGCCGCCCGGCCAGCTCGATCGACGCGAGCAAGCCTGCGGGCCGGTAGCGCATCGGGGCGCGGACGACGCCGTCCTCCCGCCACAGGCCCAGGGCCTCGCGGCAGTCCTCTGGCAGGGCCAGGGTCCGCGCCCCGGTGGCGGCCGTCAGGGTTACCTCGGACTCCATCACCGCCAGCCGCAGCTCTCGGTTCAGCCGCGCCTCGGCCAGGGTGATGAAGTCAGAGGCCCGCCCGGTCAGATCGCTCCGCTCCAGCCAATCGGCCACCGCGGTCTTCAGGTCGTCATAGGTCATGAGCGCCATGCGCCCTCCTCCCTGCCAGACGGGCGGCGGCGGGCCTGGGCCCCCGCCGCCCTCGTTCGCGTCAGACCGGCGGGCGGCCCTAGTTGTTGGCCAGGCGGCAGGCCAGCTGCGGGCGCAGGGTCTGGAAGCCGTAGAGGACGTCCAGGCGGCAGGGGAACTTGTCGTTGTTGATGTCGTACTGCCGCACGATCCGCATGGAGACCCCGTCGAAGACCTCCCGGGCGGCGAAATCCACGCCCCGGGGCATCACCATGTCGGCGGTGGCGAAGGCGAAGGCGCCCTTGTGATAGGCCATGGAGACCCCGTGGGCCGCCCCGCCCGTCCCGGCTACCTGGATCTGGGCGTTGTCGCCGGGCGCATTCGACACGTTCTGCGCCGCGCCGCTGGTGACGATAGCCGGCGAGATCTGCAGGCTGGCCACGCCCGATCCGTTGGAGCTGGCGTCGGCCTTGACCACGAACTGCTGCTGCACGCCGGTGGACTGCTTGGTCTCCGGATGCACCCGGAAGACGCCGGTGATCGTGATGACGTCGCCCGCCTTCAGCACCGGCGAGCTGTTGGACCAGCCGTCGGTGGCCAGGGTCCCGCCGGTCTGCCCGGCGCCGTTCACCAGGGGCGAGCCGGCCTTGGTCCCCACCGTGTGGGACGGCCAGAGCGTGTTCTCCATGAAGTCGAAGCCGGCGCTCCGCCCCATGAAGCCTTCGCGATACTGCTTGGAGATGCTGGCCTTGTCGTTGAACAGGCCCTTCAGCGCATCCACCAGGTCCACATTGTCCTGGGTGTTGAGGTTGCAGGTCCGCCCGGCCAGGGGCGCCAGATTGTCCACCAGGATCTTCCGGCCCTGCAGGATCTTGGCGAAGCTGGCCGCCGCCCCCTGGTTGTTCACCTGATTGTGGACGTCCTTGTACATGCCCATGGCGTCGGCCTCGATATTGGCCGCCAGCACGCTCATGGCCGGCTCGATGATCCGCTCGGAGAAGTCGTCCAGCGACAGCGTCAGGTCCACCGAGGTGAAGTTCAGATCCACCCCCTTCTGGGTCTGCACCTTCAGCTCGACGCTGCTCTCGGTGGTGTCCTGGGCGTCCAGGGTCGGCCCGGTGCGAACCACATACTGATTGGGCAGGCGCACCTTGAGCGTATCGCCCACCTTGGCGCCTTGACGTGCGAAGCTGTCGTCATACTCCCGCGTGATGGAGCCCACGAAGTTCAGCTTCTGGTGCAGCACACGCAGGGCCTCGCGGGTGACCGCGGTCGGGGAAAGCAGCGAATTGGCCATGAGGTCTCGTCTTCCTTGAGGATGGAATGCGGGTCGGCGCGGCTGCGCCGGTCGGGTTGTCGGATAGGGATCAGGCGCGCACGTGCGCCCGGAGAGTCACTCCGGGGGCTGCAGCGCCTGCGATTTCAGAATGCGGCCAGCGCGAAGCGCGAAGCCCTTAGTCGACGAAGGTCACGCCGCGCTCGGGCGCTAGGCGAACGCTGACAATGTCCTTGAGCGCCAGTTCGCCATCGAAGTCCTGGCCAGGGGCCGGAATGAACATGTTGACCACCTCGGGCCAGGTCCGAGGGTCGATGCCCAGGGCGTCGCCCACGTAGCGCGGGCCGACCGCCACCATTTTCAGATCCTCCGGCGGCAGGCCGTCATAGAGGATCGGCGGATCCATCTCCATCAGCCACTGCCCGCCTTGCAGGGGCCGCACCACCTCGCCGGGCCAATCCTGCTCGTCGCGATTGTCCACCTTGCGCAAGGTCAGGCAGACCCGCCCCCAGACAGACATCGGCACAGGCGTGTGGGGCGGTGCTATGGACGGCGAGGATGGCGACTTCCGACGGCCAAACAGTTTATCGAGCAGGCTCATAGGGATTTGACCATTCCTGCAGGTGGACCAAGGCGAGAATTATAGAACGAATTGGGAACAATATTCCAGATCAACGACCGGGCACGCCCGTCAGTTCAGACTTCAGGCTTGACCCCCGAGACACGCGTCGTGCGCAACTGAGACACGGGGGCTGGCACAACAACTTCGTCCCACCCTCCCCGGCTTGATCCGGGTCTGTACAATCTGGGTTGTCATCGGCTCGAGAGGCGCCCCCGGTGAGCGTCGCCCCCGGGCGACGGGGTAGGCATGCCCTGCGATCACCGCCCCGCCATGGCCTGCGCATTCCGCCGGCGCATCCACTCGGCCGCGCCCATGTCGTCGCGCACCGCGCTGGCCGGGGCCGAGCCGCCGCCCACCTGCACGGCGGGCCGCACCTGCATCGCCGGCGCCCGAGGGGGCGCGCCGCCCATCTGCGGCGCTTGGATCTGCGCCTGCAGCGCCGCCTCCCCTTGCTGGGCCCGGTGCAGGATCATCCACAGCCGCGGATCGGCCACCTCGCGCAGCTCCTCCAGGGTCACGCCGAAGGCCTGGGCGTATTCCACCAGCTTGGCCGCAACCTCCGGCGACCAGCCCTCGATCTGGCCGGCCAGCACCCGGCCGGTTTCCTCCAGCTCGATCCGCGCCCGTTCGCCGGCCGCAGCCCGGGCCATTTCGTCCTGCTGGGCCAGGGCCTGGCCATAGGCCTCGCGGGCCTGGGCGATGTCGTTGGCCTGCGCCCACAGCGCCTGGGCCAGCTGCGGGTCCTGCTGGCTCAGCGCCTCCCAGTCGACGCCCTCGAACTGCGCCAACTGCTGCTCCAGAGCGATCAGCACCGCCCGGTCCTGCGCGCTGGCGCCGGCGAGCTCGGCCTCCAGCTCCATCATCTTCGCCCGCTCGGCCAGGGCCCGGCGCTCGGCGGCCACCGCCTGGGCGGCGCTCTCATGGTCGATATTGGCCATCAGCTGCGCCTTCAGCGCCCGCGGCAGGCGATAGAACTGCCCGCCGTGCTCGATCTCCTCGATGGCGTCGGCCTCGGGGTCTTGGCCCATGGCGAGCAGGCGCGGGTCGGCGCCGCCCATGGAGGTCGGGTCTTGCATCATCATTTTGTCCCTGGTGTTGCGGCCCTTGGGCCGGATCAGTCGGCGACCGGCCAGGCCGAGACGCCCCGCAGATAGGTGTCGAGCGCGCCATGGGTCGCCGCCATCTGGCCCGCGCTCAGGCCCGCGCCGAAGTGCGCCGCCCCCAGCCGCCAGGCGGCGTAACTGGACGCCCCTCCCGCGGTCCCGTAGCCCAACAGGGTCAGCGGCTGGGCTGAAAGGGTGATGTTCGTCACCTCGGGTTCTCCGACGATCACGCCGTCCCTGAACACCGCATAGCGCGCGCCGTCCGTCCGGCTCATGGCGCTGTGTCCCAGACCGGTGGCGACGGGCCGCTGGTCGCTTGTGGTGCTGTTGGACCGGGTCAGGAACTGGCCGCCGCTGGTGCGCGGTTGCAGCCGGTTGCGGCTGTTGCCGAACGCCGTGCCGACGCTGCTTCCGCCCACCACGAAGACCCCGGCATGATGGTCGGCGATCTTGTACTTCAGCCACGAGGCCTGGACGAAGCCGGTCCCCAGATAGCTGCTGGTCCCGTCCCCCTGATAGCCAAGATCGCTCTGGAAATCGGGACCATTGACCGGCGTCAGGCCTGCGCCCTCCGGGGCGACCCAGTTCAGACCCGCCGCCTGGGCTTCGGGGGCGGCCATGACAAACAGGGCGTCGAGCCTCTGCCAGACCTCCGCGGCCATGAGGGCCGCCACCAGATTGTCCATCAACCCGGCCCGGCGGCTGTCAGGCGCGACCTCCATGGCCGCGATGACCGCCTCGGTCTCCGGCGCCAGCGCCTTGGCGCCGCGGACCGCCACCCCTGTGGCCAGGCCCCGCGTCGCCTTGCAGGCCGGCGTCATTGGCTGAGACGGTAGCTCACCGTCCCCGCGCTCAAGGCCGTGCAGTTCAGGCGGTAGAGCACGCCGGCCTCGGGCTCCTCCAGCACCAGGGAGACCGGCGCCGAATAGGTCGCCGGGGTTCCCGCCCCATCCCGCGAACAGCCGACCCAGCTGGCCCCACGATCAAAGGATCGCTCCACGGCGACCACCCCGGTGAAACCGCCCCAGAGCGACAGATTGAACCTACGCGGGCAGCCTGGCCGGGAATCCGGCGCGAACGTCTCACTGAGGCCCGTCTGCAAAAACGCGCCCGTCACCTTGCCAGTCGGCATGTCAAAGGTCCCTTCGAACATTGGATTGAGCTGCCGCCGCGGGCCCCAGCACGCGCAGGCGCTGGGTCTCGGCCTCGAACGCCGCGATTTCCAGCTTGCGAGTCTCCAGCGCCTGATCGCGCGCCATGGCCTCCAGCTTCTGGTTGGCGGCCCCCAGCGCCTGGGACAGCCTCTCGATGGCCGCCCGGGCCTCGCCCAGCTCCGGCGCCTCGCCCCGCACCTGGGCCGGCAGCAGACTGGAAAGGCGCTCTGCGATCTCATCGGCGCCAGGCCAGTCGAGATTGCGCGCCAGCAGGTCGCCGATCACCGGGGCTGCGGCCGGATAGGCCTGGATCAGCTGGATCATCTGGGTCGCCGCCTCTTCCCGGCGGCTGGTGAAGCTGGGCCCCGCCCGCACCGTCAGGTCGTACTTGCCGACGCTCAGATCATAGATCCGCTTCACCTCCCGCACTTGGCCCTGGGCGTCGGTCTCGCGCACCGCCACGGGCTGGTTCACATGCGCCAGCTTCGCCTCTCCGCTCGGCCCCAGCACGCGGACCACCCGCGGGGCGGCGTACACCTTGGGGATCAGATCAATCAGGATCCGCCCGGCGTGCCGGATCGCCCGGCTCAGATTGTCGATATAGTGGAAGGTGGAGACGTCCCCCTCCCGCTGGCGCGCCATG